AACTGCGTCGAAGTTATCCCAGTCTTTCTTGTTGGAGAAAACTTGGTCATAGGTGTAGTAACACATTTCAGCGTGTCGTCTTTCTTGAGGATTTTGAATGTTTGGTTCTGTTATATAGTTTCTTAGGTCTACTAAGTCTAGTTTACCGTCCACTCTCTTTGTGATAGATGAACCGTGCCAACACATAAAAGCGAGGTTGTCATCGACATACTCTCCAAAAAAGTTTCTAGATAGATGAGAGACAAACATTTGTCTCATTAACCCAGTTAGTCTTTGTTTAATGCCGTTAGTTGAACGAACATTTAAGTTTTTAAGATCTAAATCAGAACCCTGTATTAAAGTTCTGTATACTACCCACATCTTACGCATGAAGATTCTTTTGAACCCGTTTTCTTCATACTCACCTGATTGAAATTGAGCATTGAACAATCTATAGTTGTTGTTGATAATATCTCTCAAACTGTAAGAAACTCCGGGAGAAACTTCTACATCCATGTTCTCGTTATCTGCTATAAATTGTTCTATTTCGCTTTTAGCCATAGTTATTTATTTTTATATTATAGTCTGGTCTCGATAGTATCGGTTGTTTGTAGCCAGATAAACCATACCTCACTGCGTCCATAGCGTCTGAAAATAAGTGGTTTGGCTCGTTTATTATCTTGCCGTCTTTATCTTCTTTCCAAAGATAGTTACGGTAGCTTTTAATTAAATTTAAACTTCTTTTAGTCATTGATATCTTCTGCTGCTGGACAAATTGAATTCCTTGTAATACTGAGCCTTGTCCTTTTGTTGCTCCTAAGATGCTAATTCCTTGTTCTTTAATCTCGTCAATGCTTTTAGGTTCTGCACTGTCAGCCATCACAATAGCTTGAGGTAGGTTTTTTAGTGCGTCTGCTATTTGGTTATTCTTTAGTCCTGTTTGGTGTAGTATCTCATCTATTATAAATCCCCCATTATAACGATAAATTGCCACCAGAACTGAAGGGTCATTACTGTATCCAAAATCTAATCCATATCTTTCCAGTCTTGCTTCGTGAGGTATTTCATCAATTATTCTCCAGCCAGTGTAAATCTTTCCTTCTACTTCTCCTAGCTTTCCTTCTCCATAAACTCTCCACCATTGTTTGTTGTCTTTTCTTTGTTCAATAGAATCTACAATGTTTTTATCTAAAGCCTCGTTATCTTTATATGTTAGTGTGATAAATTCACAGTCATCTCTGTTTTCTACTTTTTCATAAAACCAGAATTCGTGAGTTGGATTCCAATCAAGAAAAATAAAATCTTTTGTTCTAACTTCTAATTGGTCGAAAGCTTCGTATGGAATGTTGTTGGCTTCGTTTATAAAAAGTCTATCTCTTCTTGGTCCTCTAACCTTTGATGGTTGGTCTGCTGAAAAGAATTCTATCTTGCTTCCTGTTTCAAAGGTGTAAGTGTGAGTTGATCCATTCCATTGTTTGTCTACCCAGTAATTGTGATTCTGCATTATCATTTTAAAATCTCTTTCTGCTCCTCTGGATAAATGAGGGAATGATTCTGAAACAATACTTGTTAGAGTTGGTGTCTCATCTTCTTGTGCTAGGTTTATAAGATTTAATAATATGCTTATAGTTTTACTTGCACTTGTTCCGCCACATACTGCTCGGATTCTTTTTTTCATTGAAAGAACTCTTTTTGTTGCTGTTGTTACTGAAAATAGATTTTGCGACATCTTTTTAAGCGTCTTTATTTATTCCGTTTAATATTCCTATAGGTTTATTTCCAGATGTTATATCTGTTTCTGTTTTATCTCTCCAACCAAAGTTTTTAAGTGCAAATATATCTCCAGCACCACCTCTTTTAATCAATCTTTTCTCATAAGCATTTTCAATCATTAATTTGCTCCTTTTTATAGTGTCAAAAAACTCATCTTTCTTTTCATAGTTACATAATGTTTCTCTACTTGTGTCAAGATGCAAAGCCAATCCAGTTATAGTTAGTTCTTCTTGTGGTGTAATATTAAAATACTCCTCAATCTTTTTTTGGAGTTCTTCTACTGTTTTAAATTTTAATGGTCTTCCTGTTATCATATTTCAAAAGTTAATCTATCCACGTATTTAAACCTTTCCCTGTTTTGCGATGAATCTTTTATTTTTTCACTAATTGTTTAACTTTTCTCAATATATTAAATTTGTTTGAGCCTATTTATTTCTATTCTTTAAATAAAATGTCAGTATTTTATAAATGAACCTATTCCAAGTCAACCCTGATTTTTTCTTTTCATCTCTTAGTAGCTTCATTGTTCCATCGTGTAGACGAAAATCCATTTTTTTATAGTGAAATTTCATTTGCGCAACTTTATTTTAACTATTGTCCGACAATAACCACCTCCATTTATCTGTTTTTTCTTCTCGCTCTCTCCCTCAGGGTGGTCAAATTGGTTGTTTGTTGCTCTAAGAGGTTTTTAATCCTTTTAAAGAGTGTCTACCCCAACCTCTGGAAAAAGTCCAGAGTCTTGTCGGTGTTGTACCCGTCGGTCGGTCGCTTCGTGTCAAAAGTTATTATTTGGAATGAATGTGGTTTGTTCTTCTCCTGTGATAATAACCAAATTCTTGCCGTTTTTAAAGTTGCGCAAAAAAAACGGCAAAGTTTGAATATTATTTCGCAGTAAAACGAAAGAATATGAAAAAATCCTACTTACTATTATACACGAAATAAAAAAAAAGTCAAGAGAAAATGGCTTACCTTGGCTGTTTTCGTCAACTTAAGATTGTATTAAGATGACTTAAGATGAATATTCCCTTGACAGATTCCGTCAATCTGCTATACTTATATCATCAAGGTTAGTTCAGTTGTAGTCGCGTTAAACGGACTCCTGAGATAACTTGAAAATTTTAATAAATTAATTTTAAAAAGATGAAAAAAGAAACCTTAAAAAGATTACTTTTATCTACAAGAAAATTACTGAATGAAAAATACTCTAACAGAAAAAGATTAAACCAAGATGAGATTTTTGAAAAAGCTACTATTATAAGAGATATAACTGAATTAGAAAATTTAATCAAATAATTATGAAACAAAAAACAGAAACAAAATTAAAAGCAATTCTATTACTAGTCGGGGTAAATCTTGGAGTTTGGAATTTAGCTTATGCTAAGTTTGAAGACTGGAAGAAAGAAATAGCTCCAGGACTAGCCGTATTAGAGCAAAAAGGGCACCTAGAATCGTTTTATATACCAGATTGGATGTATGAGCCCACTTTTGAATCAGAAACGATGTATGAGGCAAATAACGAGCAAGGTTTAAATACAGAAGAGATTAAAGATGACCCTGGGTTGGTTGAGGCTGAACCAGAGGTCAAGCCTAGATGGGTGCAGGAGATTAACTCTCCTGTTCCCTCCGAGGAGGAAATTAAACTAGAGATTGAAAAAGTCTTTGGTGATAAAGCGGAAGAAGCTAAATTGATTTGTGGTTGTGAGAGTCGTTACCAAGTAGATATTTGGGGCGATACTACAACAGAATTTAAATCAGTTGGCTTGTTCCAAGTTAGAGAGTTGCCAAAAAGAATGGAAATGTATGGTCTAACAACCAAGATGTTGGAAGATTACAAAACTAACATTCATATGGCAAAAATAATCTACGATAGAGCTGGGGATTGGTCACCCTGGAGAAATTGTGGGTTAAAATATAATTTAATTAAATAAAATGAAGAAAAAATGCTTAATATGTAAAAAAGTTGTTAAGGAACCCTATACTTATAAAGATGATTTCGGGATGGTTTTTAAAACATTGTGTTGGGAATGTTACAACAGAAGAATGAACTCAGATATGGTGAGGGCTGAAGAGGACGAAGATAGGAATAATCATAGCCATAATTACGAGCAAGAAGCAAAATCGCAAGAAGAGTATGAATATTACAGGGATAATAGATGGTGTTAATAATTTAATTAAATAAAATGAACGAAGAAATTTTTATTAACAAATTGGTAGAACTTTTACCCACAGTAGAACCTCAAAGATATGATGGTAATAAATATATAGTTTATTCTGAAAAATATGGTTTTTACACAAAAAAAGAAGCGGAAGCTATATGTTATTTTATAAATCACAAGTTGATACAGTTTTTGACGAAATAATAATTTAATTAAATAAAATGAGAGAAATAAAATTTA